GTTCAAACGCTTATATATAATAATACACATAGCGGCCTCACCGCTCTTCAAAACATTAATAATTGGAAAAGGATATAAATGACCTCAGATAATCTATCGGTAAGAAAAAGAAATGGTCGAGGTAAGATGCCACTTGACATTGAAAAAATACACTCAATGGTGGGATATGCGACTGAAAATATAACAGGGGTGAGTGCCTCTCATGTTGAAATGAATAGTGGTATACAATTTTTCGATGGAATATCTACAGAAGATATACAACAAATCCTAATCAAATCTGCAAATGATTTAATTAGTTTAGATGCACCTAATTATCAGTTCGTTGCCGCCAGATTATTGTTGTTCTCATTAAGAAAGAAACTATTTCACAAGTTGTGGGAACACCCAACACTACTAGAACAAATTAACAAGTGTATAGAACGAGGCGTTTACGATAAAGGCATACTTGAAAACTATACTGAGGCAGAGATTGATAGACTGAATGGTTTCATTGACCACGAAAGAGATTACAATTTCACTTATGCAGGACTAAGACAAGTTATGGATAAGTATCTAGTGCAAGACAGAAGTGATGGTGCTATATTTGAAACACCACAGTTTATGTACATGATGATTGCCGCTACACTATTTGCAAACTACCCAAAAGAAAAAAGGATAACCTATGTCAAAAAATACTATGATGCCATTAGCAAGTTTAAAATTAATATTCCAACGCCTGTTATGGCTGGCGTCAGGACTCCTCTTCGTCAGTTCGCTAGTTGTGTACTGGTCGATAGCGATGATAGTTTACCTAGCATCTTTTCTAGCGACATGGCTATCGGCCGTTATGTGGCCCAACGGGCAGGTATTGGCATTAATGCTGGCAGAATTCGTGGAATCAATTCGAGGATTCGTGGTGGAGAAATTCAACACACTGGTGTTATTCCTTTTCTCAAGAAGTTCGAAGCCACAGTAAGATGTTGCACACAGAATGGTGTTCGTGGCGGAAGTGCAACAGTTCACTTCCCAATCTGGCATCAAGAAATAGAAGATATACTTGTACTGAAAAACAATAAAGGTACAGAAGATAATCGAGTACGAAAGTTAGACTACTCAATACAAATATCAAAACTATTCTACGAGAGATTTATTAAAGATGAAGAAATAACTTTGTTCTCACCACATGATGTGCCTGGTTTGTATGAGGCGTTTGGTATGCCTGAGTTTGATGAGTTGTATGAGAAGTATGAAAGAAGTTACAAGACACCGAAAACAAAGATAAGAGCTCAAGAACTCATAGGTGCATTGTTGAAAGAAAGGGCAGAAACTGGTCGTATCTATATTATGAATATTGACCATTGTAACACCCACTCATCTTTCAAAGACAAAGTTTACATGTCAAATCTTTGCCAAGAGATTACATTACCGACAACACCTGTAGAGCATATTGATGATGAGAACGGCGAGATTGCATTGTGTATTTTATCTGCTGTCAATCTAGGATTGATTAGAGATAAACATGACTTAGAAGAACTATGTGATTTGTCAGTTCGAGCATTAGATGAAATCATTGACTATCAAGAGTATCCTATTGTGGCTGCAAAACAGTCGGCACAATCAAGGCGTTCACTAGGTATTGGTTATATTGGTCTTGCACATTACCTTGCAAAGAATCATGTTGCATACGGTGACAAAGAGGCACTTGAACTAGTAGATGAAACAACAGAGGCATTTCAATACTATCTGTTGAAGGCATCAAACAACCTTGCACAAGAGAAAGGTCAATGTGAATATTTTGAAAAGACTAAATACTCAGACGGAATACTTCCAATTGACACATACAAGAAAGACTTAGACAAGATTGTTAAGAGAAAGTTAAGTTATGATTGGAAAGAATTACGAAAAGATATACAAGAACACGGACTAAGGCATAGTACACTTTCAGCACAAATGCCGTCAGAATCAAGTTCTGTTGTGTCTAACGCAACAAATGGCATAGAACCCCCAAGAGATTATCTTTCAGTTAAGAAAAGTAAAAAAGGCACACTTAAACAGATTGTTCCTGATTACTACAGACTGAAAAACTTCTACACACTACTATGGGATATGCCTAGTAACGAAGGTTATATTAATGTCGTTGCAACTATGCAGAAGTATTTTGACCAGGCAATAAGTGGCAACTGGAGTTATAATCCAGAGAACTACACAGACGGTGAAGTGCCAATATCTGTCATGGCGAATGACTTATTGACTACATATAAGTTGGGATGGAAAACATCATACTATCAAAATACATATGATGCAAAGACAGACATAGATGAGCCTGCACATTCAGTTGGTTGGCACGATAATCAACCTATGAAAGAGAGAGAAGAATTTCAATCTCAGGAAGATTATGATGATTACTGTGAAGCGTGTATGATATAATGGCAAAAGGACCGATACAATTTCACAACTTACCAACAGGCGACCAGATGGTCTATTTTGACTGGATGAACGCCTTGATTGAAGATGGTCAAATCGACCCTTCAATTGATAATAACGATTACATAGATAAGATGGAAAGGATGCATAAGTGTGATGTCAATCAGACTGAACCAATATGGCCTTTCTTTGACGGAAACAATTATTTTGACCCAAACGAAGAGGAGAATATATAATGGGGAAGAGAAGCATACCAGGAATAATAACTAAAAAAGGACAACCAAAAGTGAAAAAGAATATGAGTCATAGTACATTTACAGCAAAACGCCACCCAAACAGTAAGAGGGTGAGAAATGCTTAAAACACTATTCGGTCAAAAATACACACAAAAATTTATAGATAGAGTTGCATGGCGTAAGGCACAATATTACGAGAATCGCAGACTCAAAACTATACGAGAGAACGCCACAAAGATGGCATTCAACTGGTCGCATGAATACCCTACTGGCACTCCTATTGAATATATCAGAGATGATATTATTGAAATGTGGGAAAGAGCAGACAAGGTTGGCATCTTTTCAAACATAGATGCAGAGCAAAAAATACCTGTTGAGAAGTCAATAACTAGAATGGATATCATTGGGCAAAACGGCAATGATGGTTTACACTATACACAAGGACCAGGACCGTTAGACGGCAAAAAGAATGACTAAAGTATTTAATACAGAAGAAGTAGATTGGACTAAACAACCGATGTTCTTCGGCGCTGAGCCGAACACGCAGAGGTTTGACCAACAAAAGTACCCCATATTTGAGAAGTTGAATCAACAACAATTGGGTTTCTTTTGGCGTCCAGAAGAAGTGTCTTTGCAAAAAGACAGAAATGATTTTAATTCATTAACAGCAGAACAGAGGCACATATTTACCGCTAATTTAAAATATCAGACACTATTAGATAGTGTACAGGGCAGAGGTCCATGTCTAGCGTTCTTGCCTTACTGTTCGTTGCCTGAATTAGAATCAATGATTGTTGCATGGGATTTTATGGAAACAATTCATAGTAGGTCATACACCTATATTATGAAGAATGTCTATTCAAATCCAACGGCTGTACTAGACACAATTGTACAGACGCCTGAAATTATGGCAAGAGCAGAAACAGTAACCGAATCATATGATAGGTTTATAGAGTATGCTCAAAAGTACCATACGACAGGTAAAGGCAACATGAGAGAGATGAAGAAACAACTCTATCTAAATCTCATCAATGTAAACATACTCGAAGGGATTCGTTTCTATGTTTCATTTGCATGTTCGTTTGGTTTTGGCGAGTTAAAGTTAATGGAAGGAAGTGCAAAGATTATATCTCTTATTGCTAGAGATGAGAATGTACATCTTGCTGTTTCTCAGAACATTATAAATAACTACCGTAACAAAGAAAACGATACAGAGATGCTAGAAATCATGCAAGAGTGTGAACCACTAGTTTACAAAATGTATGATGAGGCTGTTCAGCAAGAAAAAGATTGGGCAGATTATCTCTTTCAAGAAGGTTCAATGATTGGTCTAAACGCCACACTACTCAATCAGTATGTTGAGTTTATGGCAAACAGACGAATGAAAAGTATTGGACTCACACCACCATATGAACAAGGATTAAGAAACAACCCTCTGCCTTGGACAGAACATTGGTTAAATAGTCGAGGTCTACAGAACGCACCACAAGAAACAGAGATTGAAAGTTATGTTGTGGGCGGTATCAAACAAGATGTCGAAACAAACAGTTTTAAAGGATTTCAATTATGAGTAAAAAAGATGACGAAGGCAAACTAGAACTATCTGTAAGAATATTAGGTAACGAAATAATAGGATTTCAGATGATTGTAGATGACTTCAAGATGAAGTGGATGCTATTAGGTTTAGTTGCGATTGGCGCTCTCTCGTGGATTATGGTACAATTCGGTCCTATGTTGATGGAGACTTTTAGTGGCAATTAAAACAATATGCGAAAATTGTTCTGCAACATTTCTTGTAGTACATGATTTAGATGAGGACGATTATATCGAACAGTATTGTCCTTTCTGTGGCGAAGAGCATGAACAAGTTGAAGAAGATGTATTATTAAATGAAGATTGGGATTGATTATAGTTTAAGTTCACCAGGCGTATGTGTCAACACAAGTGAAGGCGAATTTAAATACGAAGATTGTACATTTTACTTCTTAACAAACACAAAGAAGTATGATGCCACATTTTGTCGCCCTTTTGTAACTAATGTTAGATACATAGGCACATCACACAAACCATACACAAGCGAACCTGAAAGATATAGTCAGATTGCTGATTGGGTTGTAGACATCATTAAAAAACACACGAAAGAATATCAAACCAAACATGGATATTTCTATTGGCCAGGTGATGCACCTATTCAGATAGAAGATTACTCGTATGGTTCCACGGGAAGAGTATTTCATATCGCAGAAAACCTAGGGCTATTAAAGTATAAGTTGAAAATGGAGTGTGGTTGGGATTATACATTATTACCACCATCAGTTATTAAGAAGTTTGCGACAGATAAAGGCAATGCAAATAAAGACTTGATGCTTGACGCATTTGAAAAAGATACAGGCACAAATCTTGCACAAGTGTTCGATACGACATCAAAATCACCAGTTTCAGACATAGCAGATGCGTACTTTATCTGTAAATATAAGTGAGGCCTCAAACTTTTCTAAATAGTAGCAGATACAACACCAAAAGTGCGTATCTAATCCGAAATTTGATTTGATATCTCAAGCTTCATTTAACTCAGGCGTGAAAAATGACAAAAATAAAATCATTCTATACAAAACTACTCACATTCTTACGAATCAATGCTGCCTCATCTCAAGACAGCGATGATGATGATGACATGTGGTTCAGAATGCCGTTATAATTCACGCCAGAGTTTATCTTTACGCAAAAAACATGGAATAATGCTTGACATTAGTCCTCAACCAGTGTATAATATAGTAAAAACTACTTAAAAAACAATGTCAAAGATTGTAGCTATCTCTCTATTAGTACTATGCATGTATATGTTGGTTACGCCAATAGAGAATCGTGTACAGTTTGACAAAATACAGGAGATAGAATGAAGAAATTAATTGCACTATTCACAATAGCAGTATCTACTGCGACAATGGCTGCAACCCCTATTGATAGAGGCGTTGTAACTGATACATATAAAACTGTTATCAAACAGATACCTTATAGAGTAGAAGTATGCCAAGACAGAGTACAACCTGCAGGTGATGGAAGTGCAACTAATGAACTGGTCGGCGCACTCTTTGGTGGTGCAATAGGCAATCAGTTCGGAAATGGTGATGGTAAAGATGCAATGACTTTGTTCGGCGCTCTCATGGGTGCTTCATTAGCACATGATGAAGAAGTCAAAAACGGTCAAGGTTCTCGTGTCGTTACTGTCTGTGATGTACAAACAAGATATGAAGAAGAAGTGAGTGAGGTTTACAGTCATTCAACTGTAGTGTTTTATGTTGATGGCAAACATTATTCATTGAACTTCAAAAAGTAAGGAAAGAAAATGAATGTTACAGTTTATAGCAAACCTGCCTGTCAGTTTTGTGATAAAGCAAAGGCGTTATTAACGCAACTTGGCCATGAGTACACAGAGAAGGTTGTTACTAAAGATATTTCTTTAGAAGAACTCTTTGAAGAATTGGGCAAGCCAGTAAGAACGATACCACAAATTGTGATTGATGAAAAGCACATTGGTGGTTTCAATGAACTTCGTGAATATTTTATCGACAAGGGTAAGATTAATTTCAGAGGTGAACTTTTAGATATAAATGATTTTGAACTTTGAGGAATAACTATATGATGACTACAGAAGAAATGTTAAAGAAAGAAGCAATGAGATTGAAGATGGCAAAACTTCGTGCAAAGCGAAAGCCACCTAAGTTAGTAAATGTACATGACACCGTGAAAGTATTGTCAGATGATAACGAACTCTCATATGTCAATGTAAAGAAGTGGATAAAAACACAAGAAGGCATTGTCAAAACTGCTAGACTAACAGAACGCTCAAGAAACGGCGACATATCACAAAAGGACAAAGACAAGGCAATGAGAACTAGAATTGGTGCTCAGTCTTATATTCGTTCTATCAAAAACTATATTCAAACAGGCGACTGGTCAAGTATGTACTATGGTGAGTTTGAAGATAAATTAATGGGTTGGGTTACAGTAGCGCCAGTTGGTAAATGATATAAATAGTTAATATATCTTTTAAAAAACAACTATGTTAAACTTTAACGACT